TTTATATTATACACTTTTTAAAAAAACTTTGGAAAAAAACTGTATATAGAATATTATTTTTACTAATTTATGTTAAAAGAAATTTACTCTTTTGTAGTCGAGGACATTAAAGAAGTCGAAGAAAAAACCAAAGAAAAGCGCAAAAATGATGCTGGCGTTGAAGAAGAAGTTGAAGTAACCAAAAAAGTCAAGAAAAAGGTTCCTTATAAGATTGTGCTCAAAGAGCCTACTCGCAGAGAGCTTGAAGAAGCTGATATGGAGTTTTCTATAGAAATGAGCAACTGTATCAAAAAAGGAATATTGACTAAAGCTATGCTTGCAAAAAAATATTCTGATACCGGGGGACTATTAGCAGAAAGTGACGCTACGCAACTTGTAGATTTGTATGCAGAGTTGGCTGATAACGAAGCGGAATATACAAGAAGAACTTTGCAAAACAAAAATGTCAAAAGGCTTCCTAAAAAAACTCAAGAGGAAATAAATAAATTGGCTTCACGAACCGCCATTATAAGAAGAGATATCGTTAGTTTAGAATCTTCTTATCAAAGTTTATTTAATCATACGGCAGATACAAAAGCTCAGAATAAAATTGTAATGTGGTACGTAACCCATTTAAGTTATTTTAAGCCCGAAGAAGAAGGCGCCGAGTTAAAGCCAATGTTTGAAGGAGATACATTTGAAGCAAAAATTGATTCTTACTACCACAAAGATGAATCAGAAGATTCTCTTCATCAACTTACTGCAGGCAAATTAGCGGCACTTTTGAGCTATTGGTATTTTAGCACTGAGGTTCAAAAAGAAAGTTTCGATAATATTATAAATGATATCGACAACCAAACCTAATGTTAATTTTAGGCATCTTTTTAAAGATATAGTATTTGGTTGGTCTCAGATTACCTACCTAAGCAAACCGGCATATTTAAAACATTTGTCGGTTTTTGATCAAGTAGACATTGAAGAAGTCAGGAATGCTTTTTTAGAAAAAGCCAAAAGAAGAGGTTTACCTACTAATCAAGAAGCTTTAGACAGATTGAGGGAAGAAGGTTTATGGTCTGATGTAGACGAAGGAAAAATCACTGAACAATACAATTATTTAAAGATTGCTGAGACCACAAAAAAGCAACTGTATTTGAAAAATGAAATTGAAAGATCTAATGAAGAAATTTTAGAAGCAAGAAAAAAAATTAGTGAATTAGAAAGGCAGAAAGACACGCTCATGGGGCAAACTTGCGAAAAATATGCCACAAGTCGAGTTTCTGATCATTATATTGTAAGATCTTTGTATAAAAACAGCCAATTGAATGAAACTTATTATTCTCAAGATGAAGTTGATGATATGACGAGAGAAGAGATGGCTGAAATTGTTCAAGTATATAATTCTTGTTATTCTGCTTTTGATGACCTTCATATTCAAAAGATCATTCTGCAAGACTTTTACCAACCTTATATTTCTTTTACAGAAAATGTAAGCAACGTTTTTTCCAAGCCTTTATTTGAGCTTTCTATCAATCAAGTCAAGTTAGTTATATATAGCCGAATGTTCAAAAACATTTTTGAGAACTATCCTAAAATACCAGATAGAATAAAACAAGATCCTGAAAAAATACTTGATTATGTCAACGCACAAGAAAAAGCTAAAGACAATTTGAAGAATATGGACAAAGACGGTGCATCTACTATCGTGGGAGCCAAAAAGGAAGATTATGATTATTTGGGTATAGAGGGCTCTCAAGAAAACTCGCTTTCAGCCAAACTGAAAGAAAAAGGTGGAAAAATGGATATGAAAGATCTAATGCAAGTATTAAAAGGATAAAAAAAGTGTATAATAATTGAAATTATGTCTGTAGATCTAAAAGTAGGTATTGATTCAAAGTATTGGCAGCGAGAATTTCAAAAAGGTAGAAAAATCGCCCAGCGAGAAATGGATAAGATGGGCGGCCTAAACGTTAAAATTAACGAAAAAGGTTTTAGGCAGCCGTTGGGTAGAATTACCGGAGATTTAAAGCAGTTCGATTCAGCTCTTGCAGCTTCTAATGCTCGTGTTATTGCGTTTGGTGCTTCAACGGCTGTCATTGGAGGCATTTCCAAAGCGTTCAAAGAGTTGGCTAAAACTACTGTTGAAGTAGGTAAAGCTTTTGCTGATATTAACCGTATCTTAGGCATGAGCTCTAAAGGCCTAGAGCAATTTGGTAATCAATTATTTCAGATTAGTAAGAAAAACGCCACAGCTTTTCAAGATACAACAAAAGCTGCGCTAGAATTTGCTCGTCAAGGTTTGCAAACAGAAGAAACGCTCAAACGTACTTCGGATGCTTTAACTTTGGTTCGTTTGACTGGAATTAATGCAGACAAAGCGGTGAGCTCTTTGACGGCTACCGTTAATGCTTTTGACAATGCAATGGTAACAACCACTTCTTCTGTCAATAAATTTGTGGCTGTTGAAACTAAGTTTGCTGTTGGTGCTCGAGATTTGGTAGAAGCTATTGGTCGTGTAGGTTCTTCAGCTAAAGATGCTAAAGTAGGATTTGACGAGTTGAATGCTATTGTTACATCTGTTCAGCAAACAACTGGTCGAGGCGGTGCTGTAATCGGTAACGCCATGAAAACAATTTTTACGCGTTTGCAACGTCAAAGTACTTTGGATGCGTTAGAGTCTTACAACATAGCGGTTCGTGATATACAAGGCGCGACATTACCTGCTATTCAAATTTTAGATAATTTTGCTCAATCTTACAAAGGCTTGAGTGACTCAAGTCAGGCTTACTTACGAGAGCAAGTTGCCGGTGTTTTCCAAGCCAATATTTTGTCAGCCGTATTAAAAGATTTAGGCAAACAGCAGTCTACATTCTCTTCAGCTTTAAAAGTTTCAAAAAATGCAACTAACGAAGCAAACTTAGCAACAGAAGAATTAAACAAAACTTTATCCGCTTTAGTTACTCAAACTGGTCTTGAGTTTCAAAGGTTACAACAAAATATTGGTAAAGCAACTTTTGAACCGATAGCCAAAGGTTTACTAGAGCCTCTCAAAGGTTTTCTAAAAGATATAAATGATGTTATTGACGGCGAGGGAGCTGGAAGTGAAATAGCCAACGGATTATTAAAAGGCATTAGAAATGTTATTGGAGGGCCGGGAATTATAGCTATAGTTGGATTGCTTGGCAAAGTTTTCATTAACACTACTTCATATTTGTTGAAATCTTTACCTGCTTTAGCGGGAATTACAACTCAAACTCAAAAAAGAGCTCAGCTAGAAGAAATCATCAAAAACGCTATGCAGACCGAAGCTGGCTTGGCAGATCAAATAGCGGCAGAAGGAGGAAATGCTGCAAGACAAGCTGGTATATTTGCTCAGCATGCTGAAGCAGCAAAACAAGATTTAGATCAACAAGAAAAATCTATATCAAATATCGCTGCAATTTTGATGCGTATGCCCAAGACAAATTTAAATGCTGTCATGGGCGCCGCTGGTGGAAGGAGTAGAGGCGGAAGAGGTGCTTCTGGTTTTATTCCGGGTATTGCTGGCGAAGCTCATGATATTAGTCGTGGAGTAGGCGGAGTATCTCGTTCGGCAAAACCAGTTGTTATTCCTAATTTTGCTTTTGGTGGCGGCGTTCGTGGGACTATGATCGCTAATACTGGAGAGCATATAGTTCCTAATTTTAAAGGCGGCGGTTCTGCTATTTTTAATCCTAACATGATTGCGCAGTATGGAATGCCTGCTGGCGCAAAGCCTATCAGAGGAGCGGGAGGATATGTTCCTAATTTTGTTGACGTCAATAAGTTAGCCAAATTCCAAGGAAGAGGTTTTGCGAGTCTGTCTTCCGCAGAAGTTGATGAGCTTTCTACTTTAACCGGCAGAAGTGCTGCGACAATAAAAAGCCAAGGAGTAAAATCAACATTAGCAGGTGCAAGTAAAATATCAGCAGGACAAAAGGCGCAAGAAGCAAGAATGTTTAATTCTACAGGCTTCGCAGATATGCTTGTACCGACGAGGGGTCACAAAAGCAGCAAAGTCCTCAAGTTTACAAGCCCAGATAAAATAAAAAAATATGGGACAGAAGGAGTTATTTTTAATAGAAGAGGCATTGCCAATAATGCAGAAAATCAACTTAGCAACTTAGTAAAAATTGATGAAGTTTTAGATGATAGTATAGTTAGCGCAGCTAACACTGTAATCAGCAGTATACATCCTGAATTTGTTAAAAAGATTCCTGTTTCAGAAAGAGAGTTGCAACCATTCATGAGTAAAGAAGGTGCTCCGGGTGCAATAGCTGCCCTTAAAGGTGCATTTTTTGAAGCTCTAATTGGCCGAATGGTTAGCGATAAAAATGCTACTCCAGACGGAATGACTTTAGATACGGTCATGAGCCCTGCTGTAAAAAAATTATTTGTTGGAGGCATGAAGACCTCAGCAAGATTTGGAGATTTTAAAGGTTCGGTTAGCCAAGGTAATGACGGCAAGTTTGCAGAGCAGGTATTAAAAAATAGAGGGCGCGCTGCGGGAGGTTATGTTCCTAATTTTGCCGCTCTTGGTGCTGCGGTAGAAAGAGAAGCTGCAGCTGGAGTTCCCTTAGGTGCTATTCGTATAGATCGTTCGTCTAGGTTAGTTACTCCGAATAATCCTGCAGGATTAGCTGTTACGAATACTAGAGATGAGCCGAGAGGATTAAGGGACGTTATTGGTGCTTCTAGAGGATATGTTCCAAATTATGCCGCCCCTGTACCTTTAGCTGGAGGCAGCAACGCTATTACGCAAAAATTTTTAGAAGACTTGGGGTTAGCAGGTAAAAAATTAAGAACGCTCGCACAGTCCATCAACTCACACGCTGGATCATTAAAAAAAGGTGAGATGAACATAAAAACTTTTGAGCAAAAAGTTGGTAAAGCTGGATCAAAAGCTGGTTTAACTGGCGACGCGTTAGGTAAGCTGCAAAAACAAGCTGTAGGAGCGGCTCAAGGCTTAACAATGATGCGAGGAGGTGCGGTGGTAGGTGCAGGGGGTGTTGCGGTGCCCGGAGCTGCTGGCGGAGGTAGACTTGCAGGAATCAATAGATTCATGCAAGGCACGGGGGGAATGATGACCAGCATGGGTTTAACAATGGGGCTACCAATGCTCGGAGGAGCTTTAGAGCAAGCTGGCGCAGGCCAAACGACAACCGGAGCATTAAATGCGGCAGGTACCGGAGCAGCATTAGGTATGATAGTCGGCCCTTGGGGCGCTGCAGTTGGTGCTGCGGGTGGAGCGTTGTATGGATTTGTGGATGCAGTTCATTCGGGCTCAATGTCTTTAGACGAGATTAGAAAATCTGCAGATGACCAAAAAAGAATGATGCAAGAGCAAACAAATGCTGGCGAGGCATATGTAAAAGCACAACAAGATTTGATTACCGCAGGATCTACTCAAGAATTAGAAGATGCTCAAAAAAGGTTGGCTGAAAACTTTGAAAAAATCAAAGGCACTCAATTGGAAACTGCTTTTGCTACAGCTAAAGGTGATATAGGGCAGATGCAAGAAGCGATTAAAAAGTTTAATACTATGATGGCTGCTGAATCAACAGTATTGAATTTTTCAGCAAGATTTGGAGCTTTTAAAGGGGATCAGAAAAAATTTAGACAAAGAGGTTTTTCTACCGGCACAGAATTACTAGAAGATACAAAGGCTGTTGATGCGCTGACCAAACTATTTATAAAAAATAGAGATGACATTGTTAAGCGGGAGATGGCTCGGGGAAGGCCACTAGATCAGATAGAAGCACGAATTGCGCAAAATATTACTGTTGCAGGAAGAGCTACAGATGATGAGCTTAGGAGACTAGCGATAACGGAAGTTAGCAGAGGCCGGGTAATGACAACTCCTGAGAGCGGAACGACAACAGATGAAAATCTTAAAAATCTTGCTATGTCTGCAGAGTTCGGTCCTTTTTTCAACTTATTATCAAAAGCAAGCGAAGAATCCGTTAAAAAATTAGGGGATTTGCTTTCAGAAGAGTCGCTAGGAGGCTCAGGCACGTTTGGCTCTTTTAATCAAGCAAAAGTGGAAGGTGAGTTAAGAAAACTGGAACCTTTTAGAGAAATCGGAGACGCGGCATTGACAGCATTAGCTTCTACTTTTAAAGAAAATGAAGATATTGTTAAGCTTATTGGAAGTGGAGAAAATTATGTAAAAATCATAAATTTTTATAAAAAAGCAAATGATGCTAATGAAACACTTGCTGCGCAAGCCGATGATGCATCGAAAAAAGCGCAAGAATCATTAGAATCTTTTATAAGAGTCAAGGCTGGCATAACTAGATTATCTGAAGTGATGGGCCAAATGGCTACAGCTATAAAAAATGTAGACAAAGTATCTAAAGCGTTCACTGCGCAAACAACCGATATCATGAAAGCTTCGGGTCAGGGCTTTGCCGCTAACACTTTTGCTCAAACGCAATCTGACGCATCTTTCGGTCGCCAATTTCAATCCTTAAGAGCAACTACATTTCAAGGAAATGCTGTAAAAATAGCAGACGCACTAAGAGCAAACCGAGCTGTCGTTTCTGATGCAGATAAAAAAGCTTTAAGAGAAGCGTCTCAGATTTTTTCCACAGATATAGAAGCTGGTTTGGCTAAGTTCAGAGAATTTAGCGCAGAAAATATAGAAGGTCAAGAAAAGATAACAAAACTATTAAATGCAGTAGAAAACGAATACAAAGCGCAAAAAACTAATATTGAAATAGATCAAGTTATAACAAACGCTAAATTACAATTAGAAGATAGGCGCAGTAAAAATATAGAAAGAGAAAAAATTCTACAAGATCAAATCGCCTCTTCTTTGAATGTTCGAGCTAGAATCGCGCTACAAGAAGACAAAGCTAGGCAACTTCAAACTGTAAGATTGCAAGCTGAATTAAATGATGAGCGCAATTTTAGAGGTGGCGGAATAGGTTCTGCAAGAACAGCCGGAATGATAAAGCGGCAAAATATTGAGCAAAGAATAGCTAACATTGAATTTAGAAGACAGAAAGCTGCGGCACTAGAAGAAAATATAGCAAAAGCTAAAGAAATTTTAGTCCAGAAAGATGTTATAAATTCTAATATTGCATTGATGGACTCTACCAATGAACTTGCAACAAAAGTGGCTGAAATGACTTTTGAGTTTAAAAAGTTCTCTGATCTTAGCGCTTTAGGAGCTAGACCTGCAACGGGTTTCGATTCCCTACCATTCTTCGAAAAGGCAAATTTAATTCATTTAGGAATTTCTGAAGAAGATTATAGGTCTATGGGCGGTTTGAAAAAGTCAGATGCTAGAGCTAGAGAATTTGATGCAAAAAGAGCAGAAATATTAGGAAGATCTTTTTCAGGCGGTAATCGAAGGTCGGTATCAGGCGTGGGATCTTTCAATGCTGCAGCTGACGCAAAAGCAGGACAAGCTTTAGGTTCAAAATTACAAGGGCTTACAACTCAAAAACAAGTTCTTGATATGTTGCAAAAAGAAAGCGACTTAATAGATCAAAATGCCCAAAACGAAAATAGAGCTTACAACACTGAAGAACAAGCTTTAAAACGTAGAATTGCTAGGCTGAGAGAAGAGATAACTTTAGGTTCAAAGCGACTCAATACAGAAAAAGAAATTAATGATGAGCGTCGCAGATTAGATAATGAACTGGCTTTATCTTTAGATAAAGATGCAAAATCTTTTAAACAGCAGTTTGGCCAAGGTATGTTAGATTTATATGAAGATACCGAGTACATCTACGGTAGATTAGGTAGAGATTTGCCAACTGCATTTAGAGATGGAATGGTCAATGCAATGGAGGCTGCATTAGACAAGACCGAAAATTTTGGAGATGCTTTAAGAGGTGTTGCTGTAGATTTATTAAAAATGATTCGTCGAGCTTCTTTAACGGCGGCAATGAATAATTTCACTAATTTGTTAGGAATGGGTGGAAGTTCTGTTTTTAGAAATTCAGGAAACAATTTTCAAAATGGAGCATTTGTTCCGGGTACAGGATCTGGAGATCGCGTTCCTGCCATGTTAGAGCCGGGCGAGTATGTGATGAATCGCAAAGCTGTATCTGGTATTGGCAAGTCCAATTTGGATAAAATGAACTTTGGGGCTTTTCCTCGCTTTGCAAACGGTGGAATGATGACGCTAAACGAAAGCATAAAAAGCGATCGTATGAGTGGTTACTTTTTAGCTTCTGATAATCCGGAATTGGCCGAAGCTAGAGAAAAAGCTATGGAAGAGTACCAAAAGAAGCAGCAAAAGAAAGCGGAAAGAAAAGCCCTGAAAACACAGTTTTTGAGCACCTTAATGAGCGTGGGAATTTCCAAGGGAATTAGCGCTATCAGCGGAAGAATCCAAGAAGGGCAAGACGCTAAAAAACTAGAACAAATGACAGCTGGAACCACAAATGATGCCGGTGAAAGTTTAGAAATAACGCGAACAGGTTCATTTTTGAAAGGTTATGGTGTTACCGGAAGTGACACTGCTCTTGCGGCTGCACGTAGTCAAAAATTCCTTACTGCGAACCAGATAAGTAATTTAGGGTTAGACGTTAAGCCGGGGCAAAATGTAAGATTTCCAAAGTCCATGAAGAGAGCGTTACATAGTGAAATCGATAGTAGACTAGATAATTTCTGGGAAGGTTTTAATTCACAAAATTATATGGAAATGTTTGGTCCTGCCGATAAAAGTTTTGGTAGAAGAGGGAAACGTGGAGGTAAAATTTCTGGCGGCTTCATAAATAGAGACAGCGTTCCAGCTTACATGGCAGGTGGCGAATTTGTAATGAATAATCGCGCTGTACGCAAGTACGGTCTTGGCTTCATGGGTCGATTAAACGGAGGATTGATTCCGACTATGCAAGCAGGAGGTATGGTCGGTCCACAAGCTGCACCATTGAACAATCAAACTGGCGCTAATACAAACAACATTTCAATAAATGTAAACGTTGGTGGCGCAGGTTCAAGCCAAGGCTCCGACAACACTGGCAACAAAAACGCTAACGAAGAAAGCAACAGAGATCGAGCTACAGAAGGAAAAGAGTTGGGTGAAAGAATTCGCGCAGCCGTTCTTCAAGTTATACAAGATGAACAAAGGCTAGGAGGCTCTCTTAGCAAAACATCAAGACAAGGATAATGCCCAACAACGCTTCACCAAGTTACGAACAAATTTTTTACCTCGGTGGAACCGGTGTATCTGGTATACGCAATTTAAGTGCGGGGTATAGCGTTGCTCAAAAAACAATTAGGGCTTTAGGTGCAGGCTTCGTGCAAGAAGTGATAGCCGAGCCTCTTCGTGGCGAAATGTCAATGACCCGCGACATGCTGTATCAAGATCCAGTTTTAGGCTTGACTGGAGAAGCTCCAGTTTCTGGCACTTTATTATATGGAGTTGAATTAGACGGAGCAGAAAAAGTATATGGATTTAACACCGGTTACCTAACCAGTTATAGTATAAATTGCGATGTGCAAGACGTCCCGACAATCGAGTCAAGTTTTGCTGTTTTTGGCCAGTTGGGGAGCGGCGTCAGAGAAGGTGAATTAGATTACTCGGGCGTTGCTCCCCTTCAAAATTTAGGTGTCGTTAATCATGAATCAGTATTTTTAACTTTTAATGGTTCGGGCACTAATAGAGCAGTTTCGGCCTCTCAAAGTTATAACATCAATCGCATTCCTATTTATACATTAGATCAAAAGACTAGCGAAATATATTATGCGCCGTCTGAAGTATTAACTGAATATCCGATAGAAATTACAACCAACTTAACTATCGAGATGGACGATTATGAAACGGCTAACATGATCGACAATATTAGAAGTGGTAATTATCAAACTTTGGGCGTTGAAATTAGACTTGGTAAAAAATCAGAAACCTTAGATGGCCATGCAGTAGTTGGAGACAAGCTTTGTTTGCAGGATAATAATGGAGATTGTTTGGGAGACGACGGCGACGGCATAACAAGATATGAATTTTTAAGCACGACTGGACATTTGGTGTCAGAAAGTATTGAATCAAGTGTTGATGGTGTTTTAAGTGTAAATTTAGAATTTAAAGACTATTACAATAAAGACTAAAAATGGGCAAAATATTAGAATATAGCAATTTGGGCGCACCTCCAGCAGACAATGACTTGCTGTTTATGGGCGATTATAGCGCAGACGCAAGTAATCCGACCACTATGCGGTTGACAATTGCCGACTTGAATAAGAAAAGAAATGTTGATGCGGCAGACGGCAATGGTCTTATGCTTAGAGACGACGGGGGCAATTATGGTCTTTTTATCAAAGATGGCGGGAATGTTGGAGTCGGAACGAATAGTCCTAGTTATCAACTAGATGCCCAAGCTTCAGGCGACATAACTGTTCGCATTCAAAGCGGCGCTTCAAACGACTCTGTAATACGTTTTGACCAGTCGGGCACGCAGCAAGCAAGCATAGGATATGATGACACAGGCGATTTATTAAAATTCAACAATGCTACTAATTTTGGCGGCACCCAACATTTAGTCATCAATTCTGATGGTAATATTGGTGTAGGCGTAGCTAGCCCAGCAGCAAATTTAGATGTTGCTGGAGATTTTAGAATTTTGGACAGCACTTATGGTGTGGCTATTGATGCTAGCCTTGCAGATATTCATGGAGTGAAAAGCAGTGGCTCAGCGAGTGGCCCGCTTCATTTAAATAGAAATGCAGGCGAAGATATTTGGTTTATGTATGGAGACGGCAGCGACTTTGCTGGTAAAATAGAATCCACTAACAAACGTTGGTCTATAGGCACTGTCACTAGTGCTGGAGCAAGATTGCATATTAAAGAAATCACTAGCGGAACTACTCCTGCATTGAGATTAGAAACCTACCAAGCCTCGGGAACTGTTCGCACTGTACAACAATTTACCCAAACTGTCGGTGGAACATCTTTAGATCAATACCTAGTTTGGGACGGAACTCAATTAGGTATTCGCGCTACAAATGCTGCTCCCGGAACTGATTCAGTAAACTTTTCTGCAGGCAAAATAGCTTTGGGCGGTACAGCTTTCACGCGCAAATTCAATGTTACTGATAGCAATAATATTGTAGCTAACTTTAATTCTTCTGTTAATACTGGTACTAGAATATTAATAAGAAATACTTCAAATGCTGCGGCTGCGGTTCAGCATAGTTTAATTGCATTTCCTAATAAAATTGGATCTAATGAAATAGCAAATTGGATGACTGGGGCATACAAAGACAATGCCAATCCAGACAACAATTATTTTATGATTCATTATAGTAGTCAGGCAGCGCCAACTGATGGTCAATATGTTTTCGACACGACTACTACAAACAATGCAATGCGTTTAGATACTAGCGGCAATGTTAGATTTAAAGGCACAATGGAAGCGTCTGCATATTATGATCAAGGAGGGAATACTGCTGGAAATTATTGTAGAGGAAGATTTTTACAAACTTTTAGTTTACCTTATTATGCTGATGAGCTTAATAGATTTAGCCCTCTTCTTGCTGTTCCCTTTGACAGAACTGATGACACCGCAGGAAGCACTATAACAGCAAAATTTGCAAGCGTAGCTCCTCATGATGGTAGGGTACAGTCATTTAGAGCTTCAGCTAAAAATAACCAAGCTGCTACAACTAATTGCGATTTGTATATATATACCGGGGCAAGCTTGCCATCAGGCACAGAACTGGGGGACAGCGATTCGGCCAAAGTTGCTAGCGACAACTCTCAATTACAATTAGCTTCACTAGCAAACCAAAAGGTAACTTTAGGTTATGATGATTTTTCTAATAAAACCAGATTAGATTTTTCTCAGGGGGATTATTTGATTTTTTCCATAGACACTGACAGCGGTAACGCTCATATTAATATAGATATTACTGTCGAATTTTATATAGATGATACTCTCTAATGGCAACAAAGTTTATAAAATACGAAAAAGCTTTACTTAAAATCGCAGACCAAAGCATTATGGCCGAATCTGCGGAGTTAGGAGTAGAAGCTTCTTTGCAGCCAATCACAAACGTTACTGGTTCACTTGTTCGTTATGCTCCAAGTTCTCCGGTTAAAGGCACGCTCTCTTTTTCTCACTATTGCACAGGAGCTTTTCATGACTTTTTAAATCCTCTTACCGCTATCGAACATACTGGTGAGCCGGTGGAGGGTAGTTTAGCTGGCGTCACTTTTTCCAGCGGTTACATAAAAAGTTTAAGTTTTTCAGTCTCACCTTTTAGTCCCATATTGTTTAAATCTCAGATGGATATATACGGAGAGCTGCAAGCTCCAAGTCCATCACTAACAGAAGTGTTAGATAACGAAGGCCAAACTGACAACCTATTGAGAAATGAAAGAAACGTGTCACATGGACTAAAAACGTATATGGCAGGAACAGATATAGGAGTTAATAAAAAAGTATCGTTCGATTATTCAGTGTCTTGTTCCAGAAACCCTGTTGTTACTGTAGGAAATGAGTTGCCCTCCAGAGTAACAAAAGAAGATGTTAGAATTAGCTTATCTATTGCAGGTGAAGATATTGGTGAGGCGATAGGGATAACAGGAAATTATGCAGCATTAAACATAAATGTTTTCGATGCTTACGGAAATACTGCTTTGGCCAATTTTGGTTGCACAGGTCAAATTTTTAATCAAAATTTATCTGTTTCCGAGGGAGGTTATATAGATGGTACAGTATCAGCATCTCAAGAATACTTAACGGGAAGGGTCTTTTACTAATGGCAAACCAATCTTACGTTTTAGGCTCTGGTGTCACCAATATACATGGGGTTGATTCTTTTGAAATTGGCAACAGCTATTCAAAATATGATATTGTATTTTTTAGCGGTTATACCAATGGCGGCACGGAATATTTTCCAGCAGTTACTGGCCATTATTATTATAGCGGAGATACAGCGGCCACTTCTACCACGGCAAATTCTCCCGTAGGGGCAGATAGCGTCTGGACTCAAAAGTTATTTTTCGAGCCTTCTTATGGAGCATCCGTGTCGTATGAAAACCAAACTTATAACGCCACTTATGGAGATGGATATTATAATTTTGCGAACAAAAGCGAAAACTCTTTAAAAGTAAAATTCAATTTGCCATACAATAAAAGAAGCGATAAAGAAACCAGAGCTTTGATTCATTTATTTGAAGATTCGTTTAATAAAGGGCAAAAAGGCACTCCACCAAGCGGAGCTTATACTGGCATATATTATACTCCATTTGCTCCTTATGATAACGAGCATGAATTTTACATAGAAGATTTTTCTCGTGGTTTTGATTACCCTAATGTCAATTCAGCTTCGACCACTTTACATAGAGAAGATCAATCTACATTAAATTGGCAAGAATATTATATACCATTTAATCAAACTAGAAAATTTTGGTCCGCAGGGCAAACATACAACACACATGATATAGCTTATTTAAGCGGCGATGGAGCTTACACGCCTTCAGTTTCAGGATGGTACTATTATACCGGTGCAGATTCGACAACTGCAACTGATTCAAATGGCCCAAATGGAGGCGATACATCTTTATGGACAAAAGATAATTTTTATTTTGACGTAAACAAGGGAGTATCTATTGAAGAAAAGCCTAGGTTTTTGAAACAGCCTATGCAAAGTGATTACTTTATAAGAACGCCTGACGGGTTAAATAAAGCTTTATTAAATATTGAGTTTGCTTTTGAAGGACGTTCTGACGCAGAAGCAAAAGCTATAGTTCATTTTTTAGAACATAAATATGGAAAAAATCAATTTTCATTTAAGATGCCTGCACCATATGATAAAGCAGATAAAGTTTTTGTATGTCCAAAATGGGAACATACCATGAATTACAAAGATAACAATACGGTAAGTGTAAACTTTGTAGAGTTTCCAATTAATATATTAAATGAAAAAGTGGAGTTTACTTCTTTGATAACAATTGATCCATACATAAGATAATGTCTTTACCAAGTACAGTAACAAGCAGAGCGGAAGGTAATAGTTTTGTCGCTAACACAGGAATGTCTTTAACTGGCGTAACTGGTTTTGGCATTAGAACTGGTTTTTATCTTACCAATAGCGGAAACTATCCTATCAGAACTGAACTTTCGTATTCAGAGGCGCCTGTTTTGGGTATTTTTGATTTTCCAAGCGGCCAACAATTTGACATACTAGCCGGTACTACAAAATTTATACCATTTGAAATGACTTTTTCGCAAGACAATATCAGCGGTCCTGCGGTAGGTGCGACCGGTCCAGATATAAATGGCACTTGGGTATCTAGTTTTAATTTGTCCACAAGATCTCTTCAAAATGCTCAGCCAGATACAGACGGAAATATTATAGTTGGGATAACTGGTCAGGTGACAGGATTTGGTGGCGGCACCGGCCCTTTTACCACAACTATACCAGCTCATCCATCAGGGTTTTTAGTTACAACAGATTATGGCACAAATGGTAAGCCTCAACAAGTCTTAAGATGGCAGCATCCTTCTTCTGGATATTATTTTCAAAGATATAAAATTGAATACGCAGGAAATATAGAAGATAGCAGTGTTGCGACCGGTGTTTGGACTGGACTATTTAATTTTGATATAAACCGAACTTTAACAACTCAAGGCGGAGATCTTGAAGCGGGGGAATTTCAATATTACAAATATGCGACAAACACAGGTATAGCACAATTACACACTAGAGGCACTTCCGACAATCCACAAACTCCATATGGTGAGTACACTGTGTCTGATTTAGATTTTAATGCAAATTATTACTATAGAATAAAAAGCCAATACATAGATAGAGATTCATCTATATATTATGAAAGTCCTTATGTTTACGGTTATCCAGTTGATAACTTCAATGTAGAAATAACAAACGCAGACATAAATGGAGGCTTGCTGAGCGGCAGTACAACTTTAAGTCCTACAACAGATCCTAGCACTGTTATAGCTAATGATTCAAATAGCCCAAGCGCGTTAAAAATATTTTTTGATGACAGACAGGCAAATATAAATCTAAAAACAGAATTTGACAACACACTAACTAATATTGGAGCGAGCGTTAACAACTTTGATCCCACACACGCTGATTACAGTTATTCTGGAGTTCATTTTATAGTGGCAGAAAATTATAGAGTAGGATCCACGAAGACAACAAATGCTGGCATTACTTCTGGCGCTCAATTAAAATATGGAAGCACTGAAATAAAATCTAACTTAATTTTGCATAAAAATTCTACTGTTGCAGGTTTGGGCGGAAACGGAGGAAACGGAGGGTTCACTGAGATAAAACTATCGGACGGCACTCCGAGACCTCAGCATCACTCTGGGAAAATACAGTTTGACAAAACTGAAACTATCAATTCAGACGCAGGTGGAGATGGTTCTGCGGCAATTCACATAAATGATACAGCTATTTCAGAGCTAAAAATCAAAAAACATTTTACCGCTAGAATATATGGAGGAGGCGGAGGCGGAGGCGGAGGAGATCCATTCTTTTTTCCTAAAGCGTTTGCTTTTTCTGAAAATCCTACATATAATTTATCATCGCCCGGAATACAGAGGCTCGTATACGACAGAGTCTCAGTTAATGACGGAGTTATAAGTGATCACAAAGACAGAACGATACAGATTAGTATTCCAAACAGATCAAGTAGTGATAATCCGGGCTTGATCAATTTAAAAGTTGAAGATTTTTTTGGTAAACATTACGGAGGTCTTGGAGGAGGCGGCCAAGGATTTGATTTATCTGAAGGCGGCTATTCTAAAGATCAAGGTAGCTCTTATATTTTTGCTAAAAATCAAGGATCATTTGAAGGCGCAGGACTTGGCACAGACGCAAATTTTGATACGCATGTATCTATAGGCGGAAGAGGTGGTGTATTTGGCGAAGACGGAGAAACGCCTTTAGATGTTAACGCCAATTTAATTTACAGAAGAGCTACAGATTCAGAGCCTGCAGCTGGAGGTAAAGCGGGCGAAGCAATAAAAATTATTGATGGGAATACAAATTATTCTACTTTTGACGATTTAGTTCAATACCAAGATGGTAAAATTCCAAATTCCACAAATTATCCAGATTTAGTGGCTTGGTTCACAACCGAAGATACAAGCTCTACATATTTTGACACTACTGCCGCGGGTTCATATTCTGAAATAAATCAGTGGAAGGCTAAAAACGATACCAGTATGTACATACAATTTTACAATAATAATGGTAATGGTACAACTACACCTGATAGAAACTATAGGCCCATCCTTGTAACGAGTAGCACTCCTAACGCTAGTGCGTATTACTCTTCATTTAATAATAAGGATACCGTATTTTTTGGTAGCAATAATTCTCTTAAAGCGGGTGGCGGGGAGCTTTTTAATGTTGTTAGAAGCGGTAGAATAGAAAACTCTATGCAGGGATTTGAAATAGTTTATTTCTTATATCCGAGCGTTACATCTTTAGATGGCAATGAAGCTTCACAGCATAGTACTTGGTATACTCCAGACTCTAGAGTTAGTGATAGGGGTAAGGTTGGGCTTTGGAGAGTGAACAAAAGACCTCCTAGATACGAGAGGGCTATAACATCTAGGCCTTTACATCAGTGGTCGGCTAAGCAAAATCAATTAAATCAATCCAGAAGAAGGGAAACTGCTATCCCAGCATTCTATTATCAAGTAGGAACCTCAGCATCAGCAAGAACTTATGAGAACACTGGGTTGCCTCAAGGATATGGTGTAAACTTTTTTGATTTTACAGGATCTAAAGATCCTTTGAGGGCATGGATGTATTCCATTTCTTCTTACAGGGTAGGGTCTTACATTTATTACAATATTTATAATGATTTAGAATTAGTTTGCACAAAAAGATTTAGGAACGTTAATACTTATGATTGGCTTACTAAACCTAGAATAGGATTTGTTAGAGATAAAAATTACAATGACCAATCTTTTTATTATGGTAGTATAAGTGATATTGCTATATTTAAAGGCCCATTATCTGAAAAAGAAAGAGAAAATTTATTGGGCCACTTTAGTAACAAAAAACTAAAAGTTCAATCTTCTGCTAATAAAAACGACGCAAATGATAGAAACATATTGAAAAATAAAACTAACTTTGCAGGATTTAACATAGGACCTAGTTGGTAAATATGTCTACTCAAACTCACAACTCAGCTTTATTAGATTTAGAGCCGGATACTTTAATTGAGTT